CCATCTGTCCTATAAAGTCAATAGACATTACATGTTTCTGATATTCAAATTTATGCTTAACTTTATCCACTATCATATAGTTCTGCACTACTATATCCCCGACATTAAGTTTTATGAGCATACTTGAGCCACCTCTGACCCTTATGTCGCCGAAGACATTTTCCATCGCGAAAGTTCTTTTTTTGTGATTATACAGTTTTAAAAGACTTTCCACTTTTTCCTTTATTTTCGCCTCAGTCATTTTCTCGTCCACATTTTCAAAGTACTGCAAAATACCCCATGATTTTATATTAAAAGGGTCTTTTACTAAGTATATTTCCCTTGTTTTTGCCTCTTTATTGACCCTTAAAAGCTTTATCTGATTATACGTCTTGTCGTCTATACTTGTGCTGTATTTATAATCAGTTGCACTCTTGTCGTCAAGAATGAGGTCAAGTATCCTCATTTTCTCGTCTTCCTTAAGTGTAAGCTTTCCATAATCATCATAAAAAATGAACTGTTTCTTCGTGTTATATAATGTTTCAGTAAGTGCATACAGTATCATGTCAAATAAAGTCTTGTTATCTTCTATTCTCTTTTCAATTTTAAATTCCGTGTCTTCCAGCTCCCCGACTTCAAGTTTAAAATCTTCCGCTATCCTTTTTATTATTTCCGTTGCTGTCACATTTTTAAATACGTATGTATCTTTATTTTTTAAGTACCTCAGCTGATCATATGCGGTAACTTTAATCTTGCCTGATTTTGTCCTGCTACGCTTAAAAATATAGCCTAGAAAAAAAGGGACATCCTTGTATTTCACGGATACCCTGTTCCCTTCAGTAAATTCTATTTCCTCTTTCAGCACTTCAAATTCAAGCACTCCACAAGTTCCTTTTCTCTCCGTTGTCCATTCAAGTGATGTTACAAGCGGGATTATAATCTGTCCATTTTCCAGTGTTACTGTCAGTTCGATGTCTTTTTCAAGTTCAAATTTTCCGACCGACTGTTTTATTGCCGCATTAATCCAGCTTTCCCTGTTCAAGTCTATCAGTTTGATTCCTTTCAAATCCGGTATAACGCTCATTCTTTAAGCCTCACTTTCTGCCCCGGGATAAAATCCGTTATTTTATCGAAGGCATTAAGTTTCATGACCTCTGCCATTTTCTCAAGTCCTCCTGTATGCTGACGGCATATGTTCCACAGAGTTTCCCCTGCCTCGGTTGTAACTATCCTGTCCAGTATCGCTGTTACTGCACGAGGTTTCGTGATAAACCCCGAAATCTTGTCATCCAGTATTGTCAGAGCTGTTGCCCTAGGGTCGCGGTATTCCTTAAGCTTAATTTCGACAGGGATGTCCATGAATTCGTCAGTGTCATCGGAATATGTGAACTCTTCAAGCGTGACTTTCATATTTGTGTTGAAATACCCCTTCCTGTTCGGATATCTACGCGACACGATGAACTGAAACACTTTCCTGTCCCTTTTCAGTCGCTGAAGTTTATCCAAATAGTATCCGGGCTTATTAAATCCCTGCAAAGTATTTAAGTAAGGGTATCTGAATGCAGGGAGGACAATTTTGAACGATATTTCCTTAAGCCCTTCGGACTTCAGCAGATTCACTTCAGACGCATTTATAAGCGACACAGTTTCATTTCTGTTCTTCATGCTGTATGTTATCTTATCAGGATTTGCCGGAATCAGCATTCTGTCAATATAAATATCATACATGTTAATGCACCCCCTCTGCCACAATATTCATTTTTTCTTCTATCTTTTCAGTCAGTTTATTTATCACTTTATCAATATCAGCTTCATTTTCTATCGTATTATTATTGTTCATTTCCACTTTTATTTCGGCAGTTGTGAACTGATTGATATGTTCCTGCTCCGCTAGTTCCCTCAGATATTTCAGATCCTCTTCCGTATCCTCAAGACTATTGGCCATTTTCCCTGTGTTGTCAGCGGTTTTTCCTGTATTTTTCCCTACTCCGTTAGGGTCTTTTCCTCCACCACCGCCTCCACCTGGCATTCCAGTTCCGGCCGGATCAAGTCCTTTTCCTCCTCCGAGGTCTCCAAGTTCATCTTTCACCATATCTTTTGCATTTTTGTATCCGTTCTTTAAGTCATTTTCCCATTTTTTCTGCTTTGCATTTCCTCTTTCTGCACCTTTTCTGTATGCAGCACCTGCATCTTTTTTGTCAAGCTTATAGTTTATTTCTGCTATCTGAGGTGCTGAGAAATTAGCCCTTGCAAGTTGCATGGCTCCTCCTGTCGAGGTAGGCAGATTTATTCCAATTGCAGATAACAGAGGTGCCGCACCACTCATTGTTTTTAAAAGTCCGTTAATGAACTTATCCGCCTCACGCATTATCCAGTTGAATGCATCTATGAATATGTTCGCAAAATTGGACAGTCCTTTTGCAGCACTTCTTATAAGCCCGTTTATCCCTCTTATTATCCCATTTATAGCGGATATTATCGCATTGACTATGCTTGCCCATATATTCCACAGCATAGCCTTCATCCAGTCGAAAGCCCCTACAACAACTCCTGTGACTGTAGCTGTTTTTGTCATAGTTTTAATAAGATATATCATTCCTACGACCAGACCTATCACAACCGCAATGACTGCTACTATCGCAACAACAATCCATGTTCCGGGGAACGCATATATTGCCGCGTTCAATCCATGCTGTGCCGTTGTAGCTGCAAAACTTGCTCCAGCCATTGCCATATCTGCCGCTGCTTTAAATCCTGCCGCAGTGTTATACGCCCATATTGCAAGAGTTGCTATCCCTTGAGCCAAGGCATACGCCCCCATTGCAATCGCAACAGCTATGACTATAGGTCTGATTAAGTCCCATTTTTCATAAACCCAGCCTGCAAGTTCCAGTGCTTTGTCAAATACTGTTGTCATTACCCCTGCTACCATTTCAAATGTACTCGCCATGTTTGTTGCCATTGACTTAAATTTCTGGCTGTTCGCCACCTGATTAATCATTCTCAGCAGAGGGTCAAATGCCCTTAGTGCAAAGTTTCCTGCCTTTATCCAAACTTCACCCCAGGTCATAGGTAGTTTAGAAAAGTCTCTGTTAATATCATCAGTCATTCCCAGTACTGCTCTTCTTACTACGTCTGCGGTTATTTTCCCTTCTGATGCCAATTTTTTAAGGTGGTCTTGAGATACACCCATTTCCTTGGCTATGGCCTGAGTGATAAGCGGAGCATTTTCTCTGATACTCCTGAACTCGTCTCCTTGCAATACTCCTGACGCAAGTGCCTGGTTAAGCTGCGTCATTGCTCCCGCAGTTTCAGTTGCGGAAGTACCTGCTACTTTAAATGCTTTTGTTGCGTTACCCATGAACTGTATTATCTCGGCATTATTTGAAAATCTTTTTCCCGCAAGGATTCCAAGTTTTGCCACGTCATTTGTAAAACTGTTAAGTGGAACTCTTGCCTCCTGTGCCATTTGATATGCCGCATTTTTCAGATTATTTTTCTGTGCGGATGTATCCGTTATAAGATTAAGCCTTGCATCTATTGTCATAACCTCGTCGGATATCCCCGTCAGTTTCTTTGCACCGTTAATCAAAGCATACATTCCGACTGCGGCTTTCAGTTTATTTATCAGCCCGTTCATTGCTTTACCGCCACCATGTATCGAGCTGTTCCACTGTTGCTGTTTCGCTGTGTTCTGCTGTGTCTGTGCCCCTGCTCCTACAAGTTCTGCCTGTAAATTCTGAAGCTCTGCGTTAGCTTTAGCTATGTTATCCTTCATTGTTCCAAGGCCTTTAGGGTCTATCTTTTTATTGTCCGCCGCTTCCATAGTGGTTACAAGACTGCTCATGGCACTTGCCATCTTAAGCACGGGAGCAGTCAGCCTGTCCATCATCTGAATCGAAGAGCTTATTGTTCCCATTAGCATCACCTCCTTGCTTTGGACTTCATTTTCTGCATTTCCTTTTTCTCATTTTCTATTTTTAATCTTATACTTGCTATGATGAATGCTTTTTCCTCAAGATCGAGTTCAGCAAAATCACCCGGCAATATCTTAAGCTTGTGGAGGGCGTAATGTGCATACCCTGCCATCGCATCCTCCTCTATTAGTTTTTTGCTTCTTCGATTTTTTCTTCCATGATATCTTTATCAAAACCGCATATTTCCTGTACTTTTTCTGCCAAAGCGTTATACTCACCTGGTAAAAGCATAGCAGATAGAAGCTCCTCTGCAGACATTACTGCGTAACTATCCTGTAATTCCTTGTTATTCAAGTTTGGAAATACCACACACGAGGTAAGTAATTTTTTAAGATATTCCGTATAATCTAACTTAGGCACGTATACATTTTTCTTAATCCTAACCTGTGAGGTACACTGATTTCTTAGTTCGTCATCCGTTTCATTTCCTATAGCCCTGATTTCCCATTCTAACGGATTTCCGTCCTCTCCGACAAATCTGTCAGAAATTACCACTTTTTCATTTTCTACCTGTTTTGCATTCCCTTTAAAAAATCCTTTTAAACTATCCATTATTATTTTCAACACCTTTCTAATTAACGTTATCAATATAAAAATAAGCAGACACACTGTTGTATCTGCTAAAAATTTTGCCACTTTTTCGGGACTTAATATCCAGCTGAAAAATTTTCCCAGCATTACTGCATTCCTGGTAAATTCTTGAATTTTTCAGGAATTTCGAAAGATTCAAATGTAAAATCGAATTCGTCTTCCAAATATTCTGCATCTGCATCTATACTTGCAAGAGTTCCTCCGTCTATGTTACATCCCTTCAGTATGACTGTCTGTCTTCCTACTGTGGAAGTAGGGTCTTCATTTACAAGCTGCATGTCAAAATATATATCTTCTCCAGTATTCTGATACTTAAGTAAAAGTTCCCTGAAAAGTGAAGAATTATAATGCATCTTCGCACTTCCTGAACCTTCCCATCCTGTAGCCTTGTTCCCTTTTCCTGAACGCCCCATGATAGGAACTTTAGTTTTTGTCTTCTCCATTTCCGCTTTCACGGAAATAACCTGCATCAAAAGATATCTGTTACCTTCTATCGTAACAAAACATCTTCCCATGCTTCCTGATACGGCATCTCTACCGTTCATTGTTGTGCTCATTTCTTACCTCCTTAAATCATTTAGCTTAGGCCACTATGACACTCATATATAATTTTTCCATCGCTGCAACAGGAGTGACCTTATCCGTTACAAGCACCGACTTCTTATCCTTCCCTTTTTCAACTGTTACATCCTCGGCAACAAAATTCTCAATTGCCCTGACTCTCTGCAGTTCCTTGTGATGGTCAACGATATTATCTTTAAGTGATACCCTTCCATCTTCATCGTTGTCCACTTTTCCTACAAATGACTTGTTGAACAGTTTCGCAATATCCACGGCTATCTGGTCAAGCACACGTATCACCTGATTAGATGTAAAGTCGTCATTCTTATCTACTGTGATTGATGTAAAAGTATTTATATCCGTAAGAACAACGGGCTTATTATCAGCCTTGTGGAACAGGAATTTTCCTGCTTTTATCCCGTTTTCCAGTGCTGTCTGATTTTCCTTAAATTCAAACGTAAAATCTCCATCGTAAACTTTATTCGAGACAGATTTGTTGACAAGGCATCCTGCTTCAGCTCCTGTGACCCAGTATACTGCAGACGACTCTTTGTCGTCTTTGGAAATAGTTTTGTTTTCGACTGAAATAACACCTTCATGGTCTGCATATGCTCCTCTGTAGACTACAGTCTGGAACTTAGCTCCAACTTCATCACGCATTCTTTTTGTGAACTGTATGTAAAGCTTTTTAATTGTTTCGTCAGTTGCAAGACATCCCAGTGTGTTAAAATAATAAGTTTCAATTTTATCTAAGAACTTCTGATATTCCGTTCCTGTCACTGCACTTCCGTTTGTCCCATTTTCAAGCGGTTTCGCTACAGTCGGCGTTAACGTTGCACCTGTTTTAAAATCCACAAAATCATTATTTACTAAATCCTTTGCTGTTTTTACCGTCTGAACATCCACTTTTTTATTATCAAGCAGAGTAGTCACGTCAAACATTGTAGGAGCGTCAACGTTAGCCGCCACTGTTATTTTAATACTGTTCCCTCTTTCACCTGCATATTTTGCAGTAGCTAGGTCATTACTTGCCTTTGCCCCTTCATTCAGCTTATAACAGTAGACTGTCTTCGCATTAGAAAATAAATCCCTAAGTCCTTTCATTTTTTCATGATCATAGCTATATCCGAATATTTTCAGGCTGTTTTTCTGAAAATCTGAGTTTTCAACGGTAAACACTTCCCCGTCAACTCCCCAGTCAAGTTCCATTGCCATTGCCGCATAACCTCTATCAGCAAGTGATACGATAGCTCTTGCTAGGCTGACAAAGTTTATATAAGTACCCGGCAAAACTTTATTCTGAAATAACCATGTACCTCCTCCGTATGCCATCTATTCCACCTCTCTCTTTAAAAATTCTTTTATTAAGTTATCCACTTCGTCAAAAGTGTACTCCTTATTATCTTCAAGCATTACTCCGAGAATATCCTTCTGCATTTCGTATTTTTTAGAACCGTACAGCTGTTCCTTTGTAAAGCTTGTATTTGTTTCGTTTTTCTTAGCCATTCTTTTTAATGCCTCCCTCTATCGAAAGATTTTCCATCTTATCATTTTCCTTTTTCTCACGAATAAAATAACTGAACTGAATAAAGCTGTGCATGTTCCCATCCTGTATCTCAGTTTTTCTTTCAGTGCCTCTCATGATGTCTCCATTTTCGAGCGTTATCAGGTTAGTGATACCGTTAAGTTTTTCAATCACATCATATATTTCCCTTGAATTCTTTTTATTTTCATCAGCTATATAATCAATCCCGAACACTGTCACCGCTTTATACCTTAAGTCAACAATCTGAGTTTTATCAGTACTTATGACATGTACGAAAAAACAAGGCTCTTCGAAATTCTGAGGAACCTGGTTGATGTAAATCTTTACCCCGAATGTTTCCTTCAGTTTTACAGTCAGTGCATTCATTATGTCGTTTATCATCCTCCAAGCACCTCCTTTATCCATGCTTCAAGTTTCTTTTCAATTATTTTTGGCAGTTCCTTTTCCAGTTCCAGTTCTGCCTTTGTAAGAAAAAACTGACCTGTAACCCATGATTTTTTTAACGATTTCCCAATTGCTGGAACATACCTTCCTGGAGTCTGCCTGTGCCCAAATTCTACATAAGACGCATACTCAACACTATTTGTTATTGTCACAGTGTATCCCCCGCCTGTATTGACCGC